CGCTGAATGTTGGTTAACAGGATGTCAGTTCGTATGTATGAATTATCAAACAATGGATGAATTTATGACCTTCTATTTAGATAAATTTTCTAAATTTAGTCTTGTGCTTAAACCTGCTAAACTTAGATATAAGCCACCAACTTACGCAGAACCTACAAAACAGAACCCCGTAGTCAGTTTTGCGCCATTACAACATTCAACACCATTTTACAGTATTACTTATTGATATGTATTTTTTTCAAAAACATATTCTTCTGGTTTATCTGATGGATATTTACAATCATTTGTCTCTTCAATTGTTATAGATGACTCAATATTTATGACTTCACCATTTTTCCAATATATATGTAAAACATTCAATTTTATATATACTAACTATCAATATCTGGATTATTATTAAGGTCTTTTAATGAATTTATGTTATTTGGTAATTCAAAATAAGCATAAAAGATATATCAGCACTTTAAAACATTGTTTTCCATATTCATAATATGAATATAATATATTACTATTTATATCCATATTATCAATTTTGTATATATTATTGTTAGTTGCGATTAAAATAAACTATGATTTTCTATTTATATGGTATAAATTAATATGAGTTTATATAAAAAAATTATCCTTATAGATATACGAAATGATAGTGAATGTATGGAAAAATATTTAATATCAAACAATAAATTAATATCTATTTATAATATTCCACATAATCATATAGCATTTAATAAAAAATGGATTATAGAATTGTCTAATGACGCATATGTATATATTATTTGTAGATCAGGAAATAGGAGTGATAAAATAAAAAACGCATATTTTAAAGATATTCAAAATATTATTTCATTGGAGGGTGGAATATCAAACATAAAAATTTTCGAAGGCATTGCTATAATAATAGACAGAGGAGGTTGGGGTAAAATGCAATATGTGCAATTCTCATTTTTAGTTATACTTTTAACTATATTTTTACTTGTATATCAATATTATTCTAGAATAGACATGCTACTAATTTTAAGCTTAATCATTACTTTTGTATTATATCAATTAATAAGTAAAACTTGCTATATTGAAAAATTAATTCCATTATATCAAACATCACTTTAACAATAAATCATTTTTATTATATCATGGATATTTTATGAATATATATATATATAATGAATGAGGATATATCTGATTTGAAAGAATATATAAAATCACAGTATTCTATAGATAATTTAAAAAGTATCTGGGAACATATTAATATTTATAAATCTCGCATTCAACAACTTAATACCAACTTACAGAAATCAAAATTAGATCCAGAAGTAGAGCAATCTATACATGAGAGTTTTAAACTCACAGAATCTTATATAATAAATTTACAAAATCAATTTAATAATATAATCGCTAATTCAAGTGGTCGTAATTTAATGATATTTTTTAACGATGGTAGTAGGTTTATCATTAATTCATATATTCTTAATTATATGGCAAACCATAATTATATAACAGAAGAATTACTACTTTTACTGGTTGAAGATAATGATATTAGAGATACCTCCAATTTTTTTGAAAAAATAAAAAAAACTGGCAACAAAATAATACAACAATTAATTGGAATTTCTGAACACCAAATAATATTAAATGATATTTGTTTAGATTCTAGAAATTGCATTTTTAATTCAGCTAATTATTTATTAGATGAAAATAAGTTAAAAATGTTATTAATAGAATTTTCACACTTAAACAAAAGCTATGGCCAAACAGTTGATTTTAATAAAATATCGCTGTTGTATAAATCAATAACCTTTTCACCGCGTATTATAATTCACACATTACAAGAATTTATAAACAAATCAAGGTGTTGTTTTATGTTTGTTATAAAAACAGCCCATGCTGTATTCGGTTGGATTTTAGAAACAACTAGTAGACATTTCCATATACAGAAACAGAAAATTCGCGTGCTCTTATTATTTAAAATAATAGGAGATGTTTTATATACATTTGAATCAACCGATTTTTTTTATTTTTTTTATGCTAACGCCAATTCCAATTCAGGAGAAAGTCCATATATTTCTTTAATAGAAGAAAAATATAATGATTCTTCTCTATCGGATGACACATTAGGTGAAATAGGAGATATTATAGATATATTGCGTGCGTTTGATGATGAAATAACTTTATCGGTTGACCAAAATTTTGGTAATAAAACATTAGATTACTTTGATAGAAAACATATTATTAATATACAACAAATTCAAATTTATGATATACTTGGACAAATAACTGATAATATGCTATTAGAAATAATAACACCAAGTTTAAATTCACAAGTATTTATAACGGAACAAACACCTAGAAGAATTATTAAAAAATTTAATTATACAATTGAAACAATTAAACAGATATACAAACAAATAACCAAAATCGATACTGTTATAGATGAACAACAATGCGATAATAAATTTTGTCCAATATATCATCCATATTTATGTGCTAAAGAATCTAATTTTAGAAATAATTTTGTAACAGATTTTTTTGGTAAAATCAAAAATAGAGGACATTCTAAAGGTAATAACGCACCTTGCGTACCTGAAAAACGATTCTGTGATATGGCTTACTTGGCCGCTACAACAGTAATGGACACAGAAAATATATCTATGGGGACTTTAGCATCTCGTAAATATTCAAGTAAACCAGTATATTGTAAAATAGACCAAACTGAAGAAAATAAACAAGAATATAATTCAGAAGGTGGAAAATATACATTATCAAAAAATAGAATAAGAAAGACGTCTAAAAATCAAAAAAAGTCTAGAAATCAAAAAAGGTCTAAAAGGAATTACTAATTTTAATTTATTTATATAAGTGAAATATATAGATAATTATCTTATAAGTGATGGATCATTGTAATAAACAATCTAAAAAATGATTTTTTTAACTAAAATCTATATATATATTTTCTAATTTATTATTCATAAAATAAGAAAATATACATTTACCTATAAAATATATTATTTAGTTCCTCTACTTTTTAATAATTTTAATTCTTCTTCATGCTTCGCAATAGCGTCTAAATGTTCTTGCCCTATAACTCTAATTGAAAACAATACTAAATACATACTATCAAGAGCTATAAATAAGTCAATAATTAAATTTTTAGATTTAATTATACGAGTATCTAGGTCTGTATCCAAAATTAATTTATCTTTATAAACTTTAATACGGTGCTCTCTACCAGATATCATTTGTGGAACAGTTCTTTCTTCAATTATATCATCTAATATTTTAACAAGGTCTGATATTTTTGAATAAACAGTATTTTCTAATTTTTGCGATTGTTGTATCCAAGATTTATTTTCTTTTTCAAGTTTTTTAGTTGGAACTAGATACACATCTTCCATTTCCTTACGAGTTTCAAGCCATGTTCCATTCGCATTGGTGCATGTGGTTCTATCTTCTATTTCAATCATTGATAAATAATCTAATAATTCTGGATTTTTTTTTTGTAAACCAGCTTTTTCAATTGCCTTTTTACGAATATTTATAACATCTTTATCAAAAGTAATTAAACTACTATCTAATTTGATATCTAATGGAATTGAAGGTTCCACTTTAATATACGGAGAAATATTAGATTTTTCTAAGATATCTTTATCTTTACCCGCAAAGCAAATACCCCCATTTTTAATACGATCTAATTTTAGATGAGCTAAACGAACTACATTTATAATCGTTCCTACCAAATTAACTTTCTTAACATAATAACGAGAAAGTCTTGTACAAATTTCAGCCTTTTTTTCATCCTGGTCGGGATGTTCTAAACCTAATAATACACCTTTACCTAATTTACCAAGTGTCTCTTTTGATAATTTATTTAGCACGTCATTATTAATATATATATGCAGATTTTCACAATATTCCTCATCAATTGTTTTTAAAATATTTGTTTTATCAAATATATCATCATACATTTTTTCTAATTTGTTTTTAACATCAACTATATTGTCCTTACTTGGTTGATTACCCATTATATTTTTTAATGAGAATTTAAAATAACAATTATTAATAAAATAATCAAATATAATAATAATTAGTATTTTTATAGATAATGTCCAAAATTTAATCTAATTCTTCAATGTTACTTCCAGAATTAGACGCATTTTGATCATCTTTCGGCATACCACCTGTAAACATAGATGGATCGAATCCAGGAGGCATACCACCACCAGCCCCACCAGCCCCACCATAAGCCTTTTGAATAATGGGAAAATACACACTTTCAATCTCTTTCTGTTTAACATCATAGTCCTCTTTACTATGGTCACCACTCTCAATCCACTGTAATGTGTCATTTACTAAAGAATTCAACACCGTTTTATCTTCTTCAGAAAATTTATCTTTCATTTCACCAGTCATCGCATTCTTAATTTGATAAACATAATTCTCCATAGAATTTCTTGCCTCCACTTTAGATTTTAATAATTCATCCTGCTCTTTAAATTTTTCAGCCTCTTTTACCATTTTTTCAATATCTGATTGACTTAACCTATTTTTATCATTTGTTATTGTTACCTTATTCGTCTTACCACTACTTTCTTCTTTTGCTGATACATTTAGAATACCATTCGCATCAATATCTAAATCAACTGTTATTTTAGGAACTCCTCTTGGAGCAGGAGGTATTCCAGATAAATCAAACTGACCAAGCAAATTATTATCCTTAGTAAATTTACGTTCTCCCTCAAAAATACGAATAGTGCAACCAGGTTGATTATCCGCAAATGTCGAAAATGTTTCCGATTTACGAACAGGAATTGTTGTTCCTCTTGGAACAATAACCGTTGAAATCTGACCTGCCGTTTCAATAGACAACGATAAAGGAGTGACATCTAATAACAACAAGTCTTTCGTTGTTTCATGTACATCGCCAATAAGAATACTCGCTTGAACAGCAGCACCATAAGCAACTGCTTCATCAGGATTTACTGATTTATTAAGTTCTTTACCATTAAAATATTGAGATAACATATCCTGCACTTTAGGAATTCGGGTAGAACCACCAACTAATACAATCTCATCTATTTGATTTTTAGACAAGTGTGCGTCTCTTAGCACATCACTAACAGGGTCGATTGCTCTTTGAAAAATATCCATACAAATACTCTCAAATTTAGCACGGGTTAATTGAATATTAAAATCAATACCATCAAATAAAGAATCAACTTCTATACTCGTGCTTTGTGAACTAGATAATGTCTTTTTTGCGCGTTCACATGCTGTTAATAGACGGCGCATTGACTTACTATTACCAGATATATCTTGTTTATGCTTCTTCTTAAATTCGTCAACACAATAACTTAAAATACGATTATCAAAATCAGTGCCACCAAGATGCACACACCCTCCCGTAGCTTTTACCTCAATGAGACCATCTGTTGTAATTTCAAGAAGAGATACATCATGTGTGCCACCACCCATATCAAATACCAACACATATTGATCCTTATCTTTTTTTTTATCCAAATGATATGCTATGGCTGCGGCAGTTGGTTCATTTATAATTCTTAAACAGTTTAGACCAGCAATCTGACATGCGGCTTTAGTGCTTTCTTTACTACTGTTTTGAAATCTAGCGGGAACAGTTACAACCGCATCAGTCACTTTTTTACCAATAAAACTTTCAGCTATTTCTTTCATTTTTGTTAAAATCATCGCAGATATGGCCTCTGGATAATAATCTTTCGTTTCTCCATTAAATTCCACCTCTATTATTGGCTTATTTTGCCCATCATTTTTTACTTTAAAAGGAAAATTCGCAATATCCTTTTGCAAATCTGGATTATCCCATGGTAATCCAATTATACGCTTAATATCAAATAAAGTTCCAGTTGGATTACCATTCGCGGCTGATTTAGCTGAATCACCAACTAATCGTTCAGATGAATCCTTTGAAAAACTAACTATTGATGGCGTAATACGATTACCTTGGTCATTGGGAATAATTTCAACTCTACCGTTTTGAAATACACCAACACAACTCATACACGTTCCAAGGTCAATACCTATAGCTACTCTATTTTGTTCTGAAGACATCTAAATCTATATTAATTTATATCAAGTTATTTCTTTAAATCCTTTTATTACTTTATAACCATTTTGGATAAACGGTTACAGCTAAACCTTATCTAATATTTTTATATATTTAACTAAACCTAAATAAAAAATTAATTTTTAAAAAAAATATATGTAAAATAAGATTAAATTATACTGTTACAATTTATTTATATTTTAATCATATTTTAAATTAAAATTAGATAAGTCAGGCATTGATAAATTATTATCCATATTTTTTTTTGAACCACTATTTGTATTGAATAATTGTGCACCACCATTAAAATCATTAGATATATCAATGGACTGTAACCCAAGACTTGCTTCCTTGCGTATATCAATAGATTTTAGACCACCATTAAAATCATTAGATATATCAAGCGACTGTAACCCAAGACTTGCTTCTTTGCCTATATCAATCGATTTAAGACCACCATTAAAATCATTAGATATATCAACTGAAAAATTTTCAAGTTTATTTTTACTTAATTCATTACTATTTTCTATTGATTGAGAATTCATAGCATTTTGAGAAATACTTAATGCCGATACATCATTTAATAAATTTTGGTCAAACAGTAATTTATCTTTATTTAATATTTTACTTCCCGCGGTCTGTTGTTTTGATTTGAAACTATCTATAATATTATTAACTATTGATGATTTTTTTTCAACAACTTTCTTATTATTTATGTCTTCACTCGCTTCTTTTACATTTGAGATTTGCTTATGCTCTATTTTATCTATAAATTCATCATACAGTTTCGTTGGTTTTAAATCAATCTTTTTCATGTCACTATTTGTAATTTTATTAGACATATCATCATTATTACTTATATTTATAGATGATTGTTCCGTTTTACCTGGTTGTTTTTCTTCATGTATATCACTAATATTAATATCAAGTGGAATTGAAAAATTTTGCGAATTATCATTAAAAGGAATATCGGTTAGTTCATATGAAAAATCAATTGATTTCATATCATTTGGAACATTTTTTTCTAACATCTTCGTTATATCAATTGATACACTTTCAACATCATCTATATGCGAATTATTATTAGGTTTTGAATTTGCCTCGCCTGATATATCAATAGATGGAGGAGGTGTATCTATTCGCTGTTTCTCTTTATTTTCTTCTAATTCACCCATATCAAAATGTGGTATTCCAATGGGATAACCATTCTCTGTAAATTCTTCTAACTCATTATCATATTGCTTGTCTAATATACTTGATAATGACTTCATTCCTAATTTCATAAAATCATCATCATACTTTAAACATAGTTCCTTAAGAATTTCTTTTTTTGGTAAATAATAATAAGGCAATACACCAATACGCTTTAATTTATTTTGCTGTTCATTACCATCAATAAAAATATTTTGGGGGCGGTCATCTAAAAACACAATTTTCTTAACATCATCCATAGATATACCTAGACGTTTTAAAGGTACTTCAACACTCTTTAATGTCGCACCATCAGGCGATTCTCTAGGTATTTCATCACTCCTACCACTATGATCTAAATCGTAAATTAGAAATAAATCTTTAGTATCATCATGTTTTTTAGTGCTATAAAATTCAAATAAATTTTTCATAAATCCAACCCAATTTACATAATTTTTTTCAGTTTGACTATATCTTTCAGCACTTGTATACATAATAATTTTATCAAGTGATTTTTTATTCTTTAATTTCTTTAATTTATAGAAAAACTCTTTTAAACCAGGCCGCGCAAACCCCATATCTAATAATTCAGAAGCAAATAAAATAAATAGAGCTTCAGCATTTATTCTATCTAAGTTTTTTTCTAACAACTTAAGCTTTAAACAATAATCACATACTGTTTCTGTATATAATCCACTTATTAAACTAAAATACCCCAAACATTCATCATTATCTAAATATAGTATATTCATATAATATATATATATGGATAATATAAATTTTTAAATAATCCATAAAGAAAAAATAATTATCTAAATTTTCTTTATGGTTGTATATCCTGAAGTCTAATAATAAAATATTTATATATAAATAACAATAAGTTATACATATATAAAATAATGCGAATAGGCATTATTGGACATGGATTTGTTGGTCGAGCTACGAATTTATTAAAATGTGATGAAATTACAACTCTGATATATGATATTAAGCCTGAACTATGTGAACCTAAATATACTACCTTAAATGATATTAATAACTGCGATTTAGTTTTTTTTTGCCTACCAACACCAATGAATCATTGTGGTAATTGCTATACAAAATTATTAGAAGATAGTCTATTATCTATTTCAAATCCATACAAAATAATAAGAAGCACTGTGCCCATAGGATTTACAAGTAAATTTTCAAGTATTTTTATGCCAGAATTTCTTACAGAGTTAAATTGGAAACAGGATTTTTGCGAAAGCGACTATTATATTTTTGGAATTGATAATGATGATAATATATTAAAAGAACGAATTCAACAGCTTTTTGATATAGCACTTAAAAATAGTTTAATTAAAACTTCTAATTTATTATGGACAAGCACAAAAGAAGCTGAAACTATAAAATTATTTAAAAATTGCTTTTTATCAGCAAAAGTATCTATTATGAATGAATTATTTGATCTATGTAAAAAAAAAGAGGTAGATTACACAAATGTAATTAGATATATGAAAATGGATAAACGAATAGGCGATACACACATGAATGTTCCAGGATATAATGGAATGCGAGGATTTGGAGGAACATGTTTTCCAAAAGATACACATAGTTTATATAGTCAATTTCAAGAAGAACAGCTTTCATCTAAGATTTTTCAAAGTGTTCTTGACCGAAATGATAATTTAGATAGAAAAGAACGTGAATGGAGCTCAGATGTTTGGAGAACTACACTTCCTCATAATAAGCCTATTTCACTTGTAACTGGCGGTGCTGGATTTATCGGTTCTAACCTATGTAGATATCTATTAGAACAAAATCATATTGTTATATGTCTTGATAATTTTTCAACAGGCAATATGAATAATATTAATAGTCTTGTGACTTATCCAAATTTTCTCATTAAAAAGGCTGATATTGTAGAAAAACAGTTTTTTCCACATCTTGATTATATTTTCCATTTAGCTTGTCCCGCAAGTCCTGTAAAATATCAGGAAGATGGATATAGAACACTTCAAACATCACTTATGGGAACAATGAATGTTCTTGATTTATGCTTAACACATAATTGTAAAATGTTATTTTCAAGTACAAGTGAAATATATGGAGACCCATTAGAACACCCGCAGAAAGAGACATATTATGGTAATGTTAATACAGTTGGGCCAAGAAGTTGTTATGATGAAGGCAAACGTTGTGCGGAAACCCTTATTTATGAATTTAGAAAAAAACATCCAAAACTTTCAGATAAATTGAAAATAGTAAGAATTTTTAATACTTACGGTCCAAATATGAGTTTAGATGATGGTAGAATAATGACTAATATTTTAGAATCAATTATAAATAATACAGCAATTACAATTTATGGAGATGGATCCCAAACTCGTAGTTTTTGTTATATTGAGGATCTTATTTATGGGATTTATAAGATGATAATGTCGGATGAAACAGGTCCAATTAATTTAGGGAATCCTGATAATGAAATAACAATAAAAAAATTAGTATCTATATTTGAAACCATACTTGGTAGAAATTTAGAAGTTGAATATATAAATTTACCTGATGATGACCCAAAAAAAAGAAATCCCGATATAACACTCGCAATCCATAAATTAGGCTGGTGTCCGCAAATTGATATATATAACGGAATTTCTAAATTTATAGAAAGTATAAACAGAAGTAATTCAAATACATAAACAATAATTTTATAGGTGAAGTATAAAAATATATATTACATTAATTAAGATATTATTCAATAAATATTATATTATCTTAATTATTTAAAAATTATATTATCTGTCTACATGTAGGGCAGAGGTCAGACTTAAAAAGCCATTTAACTATACATTCTTTACAATATTTGTGCGAACAAGGCGTTGCTATTACATCTATATTTTCGGTTAAACAAATGCTACATTGATCTGTAAAATATATAGATTTATTAAACCAGTTACGTTTGTAACATTTTACATAATTGTTAATAAATATTTGAACATATCTTTTAAAATTGCGAATTATATCATCATTAAAGTAATCTATAATATTTGGAAACCAGGTAAATAACAACCTTAATATTGTGGTATGTCCATATTCTGCAGCTATATGTATTGCTCTTTTTAGCTCACTTGATAATTTATATATACTATCATCTTCTAACATCCACTGATATAACTGTGTTACAATATCAGTTAAGCCATTTCGGCAAGCTTCTATAAAACATTCTGATTTGTTATGATGAATGTCTATTTCAGGTTCCCAAAATCGTAACTGTTGAATTATATTTAATTTACCTGATTTACATGCTGTATTAAATGCATCTTCATTTAAAATTTGAATATTTATACGACTATATGTTTCTATAGCCCAATTATACAGTTGTTTCATTAGTTCAATATTACTACTTCTACAAGCATTACGAAACGGTTGTTCATATAAACAATGGATATCAATAGGTTTATCTGTTTGTAAAGACCAATAATATATTTTCTTAACATTTTCTAAATGTCCATGATAACACGCATTGCGAAATACAAAATTAGTATCATAATTTAGATCAATTTTACATCCATTCTCCATGCTATAGTCATAAATTTTAGTTAACATTTCACAACAGTTATATCCTGATAAAGTTCTAAATATCAAGTTATCATATCTATTTAAATTATTGATTAAGCCCCAATTTAATAATTTATTAATTACGTCTACACGATTGTTCTGACTAATAGATAATATTAGATGTATATTCTGGTCTATTTCATATATATGACCAATTGACCGCCAATTGTAAATATCTTCTAAAATTTCAATAGGTCCAAATAAGGCATCATGCAATATCCTGTCATCATTCGCATGAATATCTATATATTTAGGATGCCCCCATTCATATAGTTTATGTAATATTTCTCTATTACCATGGAAACAAGCCAATTCAAAAGCTTCCTGGCATTTTTCTATTATACTCGGATTTTTATTATATACATCAATAAGTTTTTCAATATTACCACTTCTACATATAGTAAATAAGTAGTCCATATTTAGTTATTCATATAGAATATATTAATGTATACACATATTTCTAAATATTTTTAGAATAATAGTTTTAGTATAATCATTGTAAAAATATATGTATGCTAATTGTAAAATAATATAAAGATATTATGATTATAATATATTATGTATTTTTTATAAAAAAATGGCAAGCGAAAAGCAACACATTTCAGTTTCTGTGGTAGGACATGTTGATAGTGGTAAAAGTACCACAACTGGACGTCTAATTTATGAATTGGGAGGAATTAGTGAACGTGATATGGAAAAACTTAAACAACGGGCTCATGAATTGGGTAAGGATAGTTTTGCATTTGCGTTCTATATGGATACACAAAAAGAAGAACAAGAAAGAGGTATTACTATTTCCTGCACTACTAAAGAATTTTTTACCGAAAAATATCACTATACCATTGTAGATTGCCCAGGACACAGAGATTTTATTAGAAATATGATATCGGGAGCTAGTCAAGTCGATGTTTCCCTGTTAATGGTTCCAGCAGATGGAAACTTTGCTACGGCAATCGCTAAAGGAGACCATAAGTCAGGTGAAGTGCAGGGACAAACACGCCAACATGCGCGACTTCTTAATCTTTTAGGTGTAAAACAAATTATAGTATGTATTAATAAAATGGATGAAAAAACCGTTAATTATAGTAAGGAACGATATGAGGAGGTTAAGAATGAGATGATTGATATGTTGTCTAAAGTAGGTTATAAACGCGAAACTATCGCATCTACTATTCCTATGGTACCTATTTCTGGATTTATGGGTGATAACCTCATTAAGAAATCGGACAATATGCCTTGGTGGAATGGTGTAGAAGTTGCTAATCAAAATGGTGAAACAGTAAATGTAACTACCGCATTAGATGCTCTTAATAATTTTGTTACTCTTCCCACTCGTATTCTAGACACACCTCTTAGATCACCTATTTCAGGTGTTTACAAAATTAAAGGTGTGGGTGATGTTATTACTGGACGTGTTGAACAAGGAAAAGTATGTCCAGGAGATGAAGTTGTTTTTCTACCAACGAATACTACAAGTAATCCTTGCGGAGGAAAAATATTTACAATTGAAATGCACCATAAAAATGTAGAACAGGCGGGACCAGGCGACAACTGTGGTTTTAATATCAAAGGTTTAGATAAATTAAATATGCCTCGTAGTGGCGATATTATGGTTTTGAAAAAAGACCTTACACTCAAACGATGCAAAAATTTTACGGCACAAGTTCAAGTGCTTGACCATCCAGGTGAACTCAAAAAAGGTTATACTCCCATTGGTTGTGTTAGAACAGCCCATAGTGCCGTAAGACTTGCGGATATCAAATGGAAAATGGGTAAAGAAACAGGTATGAAAAAATTAGACGCACCTAATTCAATTAAAGCAAATGAAATGGCTGAAATTGTATTTGAACCGCAACAACCTTTTGTTGTTGATCTATTTAAAAACTGTGAAGGTCTCGGTCGTATTGCTATCATGGAAGGTAACTCGGTTGTTATGTTGGGTAAAATAACAGATGTTCAATTTTGGGAAGATACCGTTAAAAAATAGACTATAAATAATTAGTAAATATTATTTTTTTATTAACTATTTATAAAATAAAATATACAATATCAAATACAATATCAAATACATTATCAAATACATTATCAAATAGAATATCAAAAACAATATCAAATACATTATCAAATACATTATCAAATACATTATCAAATACATTATCAAATACAATATCAAAAACAATATCAAATACAATTTATGTAAATGATTATCCAGCAACTATCAAACACTATATAATTATTACACTGATTATATTTATTTCTACATTATCATAATAGTAGTATATATATTAAATACTTAAGTATTTAAGACATAAATTATGTAATATCAATGAATAATCATAATTTGAATAATGACTATAAAACAGATAATTTTAATTCAATTAAAAATTCACTATGTGACGCAGATATAATAAATACAAATTCAAAAAAAAATATATCAACTGATTTAAAAACACAAATGAATACATCTAAACTTATTAAAGTCAATGACCTTATAGTAGAAAATGATACAGAAATAGCAAAAGCAACGGATAAAAATAAAAATTATTACAAAATGATATTTTGGTATTTTATATTTTTATTATTAGGATTTTTAGGAGGAATATTTATTAATCTTATTTCACAGTTTAAAATGATAAATTTTGATATGTTATTTAATATTATTATATCACCTATATTGTATTATCATTCCCCAAGAAATATATTGATGAATTTAGATAGAAACAATTTGTTTAAATATTACTTTATACCCTTTATTATTGGTTTAATGTTTCGTTTTTTTGGAAAAATACCAGGATTTAGTCAATTTATTCTAGACCCATATTATATTAAATCCACATTACAGATATCACTCTTAATAACAGTTTTAACCATTATTATTAGTCTATCAATATACTACATTTATATAAGTTCTAATCCATTAGTCAATACTATACTTTTTTTTTGTGAATTGGTATTAACAGTAATTTCGTGTTATTTTCACCTTTTGAATAATGGATACATACATATTCATCACTATTTTATTGGATTAATTATAATGCTTGTTTCTAAAAATTATCACTCCAAAATTGTTGTTATCGCTCATGCTATTTCTTACGCAATTTATATTGAAGGAATAAGTGCATATGGATTCGATTCTATATTTTATAAATAGTATATAATTTATTGTTCACTTAGAGGTATGGGATCTATATATCCATCAGCACCTATTTCTTCATTCTTTCTAGTTAACCAAGTTGCTATTTGTTTATAATCTAATTCAACAGTTGCATTTTTTTCAACATGCTGATTTTTTATTTTTGTTGTATAATGAACTCTTTTTTTACCATCTTTTTCTTCATCTAAATCATCTATTTTATAAATATGTGTATGTGTTTTAGACATATAGAAATTCTTTAAATTTGAAAAATAGTATCCTTCTTGTCCAGTTGAATACCATACATTACGTCTTAAATATTCATTCCAATAATTCGCAAAACGGTCTAAGGTGCTTATTTCACCCAATGAAATACGAACACCATGATGACTAGTCCCACCTAAAGAAATATATTTGTTTATCTTTTTACGGCTTACACGATTTCTAAACAACCCCGTTTTTCTACTTTTTTTCATTATAATTCATATATATATATATATTATATATATTTTCTAATCATTCTTTAATTTTATTTTTAATAAAATTAAAATTAGGAACAGCAAGTGTAATTTGCGATGGTCTCACACGGATTTTAGATACAGTCTTTTCTACATAATTTGAATCTTTAATCATATGTCATAGTTGAGTTTTCCAACTGCGTAAATAATGAAACAAAGAAGTACAACATCTAGGAAGATTTTAGTGTTTCTATTATTATTGTCTCTGTTTAAACGGATTCACAAACTCTGGTTCCTAAGGGCAATCGCCGTCACAAATAGACGAATCATATTTACGGAGAGAGTCTTTTATATAATAATTGGATGATTCTACACCAATAGAATTATTGAATTCAACTTTATATTGTATATATTCATTCACAGATCCTTCAAAACGATGGCGTATTTCTTTAATTATAGCTATACTACCAAGAGGGATAGATTTATCCGAATGCTCGCCATAAATAGCGCCATTACAAATAACGACACGATCGCCTATTTTAAAATCATCTTTTTGTGCTGGAATAGAGCAATATTGTGCTCGTAAAGATTGGCCATCTTTAATAGCTTTTTGTCGTTCATCATCTTTTCTTCTTTTATCTTCTACATCAACTTGTTTACGAATCGCTTCTTCCAGTTTTAATCTTTTATTTGTATCTGGATCCTTGTCTCTATTGTGGAATGCTTCCAATAATTTACGTTCACGCTCTAGCGACTCGTATTCTGTGTATAATTTTAAATGAGAATAATGTACTTTAGGATTTCTAACATTCCATCCTTTTATAATAACCATATCGCCATTTCTACTTTCTTCTATACCAATGACTATACCTCTTTCTTTTGTTTCAACATCTATAACATCATCGCCTATTTCAAAAGCACCTCCTTTTTGTTTTAATATGTTATATTTTTTTGAGGTTCTGCCTCTTTTTATCTTTTTTTGTAAAGATTTTTTAGTTTTCATTTATATATATATTCAACATAATTTATTTTGTATACTAGATAATGATATAAAAATATAAAACTTTAAAAAATAAAATGGATAATAAAGATAAAACTACATTGAATAGTAAATTTATTATAAAAAAAGCATTTAATGAGAACAATCCGCGTTTGTATCATACGGTAGATAAAACGATATCAAAACCTTTTAACCTAAAAAAACCAGAACATCGTCAATTATATGCCAAATTACAAAATGAAATAGTTAAATTATTAAAACATAATTCTGATGACTATACTATTTATAATTTTATTCATACATTTTTAAATACATATTTATATCCCATTGATAAATATCCAAATAACGAAAATGATGACCGTGCTGATAATAGAGTTGATGATATTGGTAAATTAGTGAGTAGTGTATCTAACAGTATACCTGTTGATAATTTTATTGATGTAGGATGTAGTGAAGGCGGTATTACCGCAAAATTAGGAGACTATTTTGGTTTAAAACCTCAAAATATATTTGGGATTGATATTCGTATACCACACTCAACTAATGGTTTTACATTTATTCAATGTAATTTAAATAACCAACAAATTCCTATGCCTGATAATAGTGTAAGTTTCGCAACAGCATTAA